GACCATCGCTAAGCTAGCGCCGGTAAAAAGTCCGCCGCTGGCCATCTGCGGAATGCCGCCAAGCCCGAAGCCTTCTTTCATAAACCCACCAAAGCCGCCAACAGCTGCGCCGCCTGCGCCGCCTGTGAAGATGCTTATGGCAGCGAACGTAGCAGCAAGCGTGATTGCTTTCTTAATTAAGCGCTCCAAGACATCCATAATGTATTGCCCAAAACTTTGCGTGCTGTCAGCTATAGCGTCAAACGCTCCACTAAAAAAGCCAGGTAACTGCTGAGCTGCAAACTTCGACAGCTCAATCATCCTGTCTGCAGGAAGCTTCACAGCCTCGCCTAGTTCCGTGAAGCTTCCTTTTAGCTCATGGTTGGCATACGCGGCAGCTAGAATGTCATCAGCCATTGGACGATGCAAAGCAGCAACCTTCTCCATCGCTGGCAGCATCTCCTGCGTTAAGGTGGTGCTCAACTCCTGAGTGCTTTGCACTTCTGCGGGTGTTGGCGTAGGCAATACGCTCAAGCCTGCCTGCGAAGTGTCGCCAAACTGTGCCTCCGCTGTAGCTTTTTTAAGCTCAATGATTGCCGATGACATGTCAGTGATTTGCTCACCGTAGCGGCTAACGTTGCGGCTAGCTATCTGCTTATCAAACTTGTCACCGAGAGAACCCACAGCCGCATTGGCTTTTTCAGCTGCTTCCGCCTGCTTTAACTGCGCTAGCTCAGTCTCCATAGCGCGGCGCTTGGTATTCAACGCAAGAATCTCCTGCTCTTTGTCTAGCTCTTTCGTGCGCAGAATGAAGCTCTCTGTTTCCTCGCGTGTGGTCTTAGTGCTAGAGCGAAGTAATGTGATAGCTCCTACTAGCAAAGTCACACCAGCAACGACAGCGCCAAGCGGGTTAGCCATCATTACCAGGTTCAGCGCAGCCATAGCCATGCGCGCTTTGATCAAGCCCGACACCAATAGCATGAGCGGGCCAACACTTGCAGCAATAGCAGCAAGCGTAAGAGCTACCTTTTTCTGCCTGTCGGTTAAGTTGGTGAAGCTGGCTACTAGAGCTTGTATCTTAGGCACTAGCGGCTTAAGCATATCATTAATCAAGCGCCCAAACTCTTCGGAGATGTCGCTGATTGTGTTTTGAAGTTGCTTAAACGGTCCAGTACCAGCTTGCGCAGCAGCTGCAGCGCTACCGCCATACTGCTTCTCTAGCTCAGCCAAAATGATTGTCTGCGCCTGCGCTAGGTTGCCGCCTTCAGCAAGCCCCTTAATGACTTCCTTTTGATCAGCGCTAAACTGGATGCCAGCACGCGAGAGAGCTGTGAGGTTGGCAACAGGATCGTTGAGCGCTTTACCCAACTGTATGCTTGCGCTCTTCAGGTCTCCGTCTAGGCGCGTGGCAAGGTCAAGAGCTACAGCTTGAGTGCGGTCGAAGTTCTCTCCTGCTATGTTGGTAAACGTCAGCAGTTGAGCGGTAGCGCCCTTTAAGATTTCCTCATCACCAAACAGAGTTTTGGCTTGCAAGTCTGCAGCCATCTTCTGAAGCTGCTCTGAGGTATAACCTACCTGGGCGCCTGTGCTAGCTAATCCAGCTTCTACTTGCGCAATGGCTTTCTGCTGCTCGTCAAATGCTTTGACGCTTTGCGCTGCCATAATACCCAGGGGAGCAGTTAAGCCAATCGTCATGTTGCGACCAGCTTGCTGCACCATGCCACTGATCTGGCCAAAGTTCTTTTTGAACTTGCCTTGCGTATTGCGTAGGTCAGTGTTTAGTTGTCTGAGCCCTTCTTTACTTAAGCCAATGACTACTTTAAGTTCCGACAGTTTAGGCATTGCTCCAGTTCTTTAATGTGTTAGATAGCAGCTTATTGTCGCTGTTCTTTTTAGCTTTCTTATCCCACGGGAATTTAGCTATATCTGTAGGCTTTAGGCTTGTGCCCTTTTTGGTATGCGGTTGAAGTAACACGGTAGCAAGCCAACGCTGTCGCTCCCATTGGTGCCGCTCCCTGGTTTCCTCTAGCTCGAAGAAAGCATCAGCTGCAAGCAGAAAGTCTTTGAACTCCATACTGTAAAACGCAGCAGGGCTCAGACGCAAGTGCCCGAGCCCTACCCTAATACAGTCGTCAAGCGTTAGCGGCTTGCCTTTAGCTTTTTTTTTCCTCGCCTTTACTGAGCAGCTCTTCCAAAGCTGCGCTCAACTCATCGACGTTTTGAAAGTCAATGAGAGCAAGAAAGTCATCAAGCTTATACTTAAACGGAATTTCAGCATGCTTGGCGCCGCTGCGTGCCATAAAGTAAACCAACGTTCCCGCGTCAACAGGGTTATCAGTCAGCTTGCCTAACTCAATACCAGCCTCCTGTTGAGCTTGCTTAAAAGCCAGGAAGTCAGCACGAAGATGAAACTCTTTGCCGCTAAGTACCAGCTTCATTCAGCAGTCGTATCGATAACAATAGCTCCAGACAGCTCAAGTGTTGCGCTGTAAGTAACGTTGTCTTCAGTTGCGCCGCTGGCCTCAAGCGAGGTAACGTAAGCAGTGGAGCAAGTGAAGTTGTGCTCGGGATCTGTTCCGCTGGCAGCATCAAGACCAAAGATCACAGACACAGAAGTGCGTGCTGCATAGCTGGTCATCAAAGTGCTGAGCGCATCGCTACCGCCGTCATCAACGAGGCCGCTGACGCTGATAGAACCAGAGCGCGTAGACTCAGCAAGCTCGCGAAAGCCGGCGCTGCTCTTCGTTGTGATGTCGCGCGTTTCCATAGACAGCGAGATGCTGCCTTCTGTTTGATCGGGGAGAGCTGTGCCGCCAACCTGAAGCAGGTACGCGGTGCCGTTAATCTTGGGCATTGTCTTTGTTTTTTGTGTTGTTCGCGATGATAGCGTTGAGCAACATATCCACGTAAGTAAAAACGCGATCGTCCTTAACTGAAGGTGTCAAGTTGACGATCACTTTAATAAACACCATAGCGGCAAGCAAAAGCTCAGCCCAATTAGCTGCAACGAATTCCATTCCACTAATTTACAGCTCCGAGCCGAACCAACCGGCAGCCTGCGCTTGCTCCTGTGTCAATACCTCGCTGTCCGTTGGCATAAGGTATTGGAACAGCACTACGTCGCTGGTGGCTATGTAGTACGTCATCGCGCTGCGCTCCTCGGTGGTAAGCTGTGGGAACAGTGCCACCAATGCATTGAGGTCGCGCTCCGGGTGGACGGCAATAGCCAACTCCGTGTCACCGACGCACGCCCACTCGCCTGTCTCCGGGTGCTCGATGGTAGCCAGCAGCATCGTCGTCGTGCGCCCAGGTTCGTGCAGGTGCTTTGGTAGCTTCAGGTTGTACAGTTCGCGGCTGATGCCTTTAGCGCGTTGCTCGCTGGTGAGGTTCAAGCGCGCGGTGACGGGGAGGTATACGGTAGCCATTAGTAAATGCTGAAGTAGGTGTTTATGTCGGTCTCGATATCTGCGATGTTGCTTGCACTTCGCTGATTGCTTGGCCAAATTATGTACTCTGATACATAACTACTCGAATCGCCGCCAGCATTACTGAAACTTAAAATATAGCCGCTATTTTGTGCCGTAAATGCTGACGCTGTGTTGCTGCTTACGGTTTCAGCCGTGTTAATTCTACCATAAGCGACGCCTGTACTTGCGTCATAACCGGCTACATATATTCCTTGATTACTCACAGTGCTACCAATAACATGATTGCCGGGATACATATTAAAATTGCCTGCATTATTGCGTACAGCGGGATTTAAACCCCCGCCCCAACTCAGTATATAGCGGTTTCCACTGGTCGGAGTTTTCATGACTGATAAGAACGTGAAAGGTGAGGATATAGTAAAGCTTGCAGCCATGCCTGCGCTAGAGGTATATACTGCAGGCTTTCCGTTCTCGGTAATGACCGCAGTCCCGTTGTATATCTGCGGCTGGCTGCTTGCCGTGCTTTGCGTAGCGTTGTTTGCATTGCCGCTCTGATCGTACCAAGTAACGACGTAACCGTTAGCGCTCCCGCAATGCGTGGCAATTGCAGCCGTGTCTAGGTCGCCGTTACTGTCAAAACCAATATCAGCTTCTGTGTCGCCGCTATCCTCGCGCACCTTAATGGCGTATCCGGTGTAATCCTTGTCCAGTTTACGCACTGAGTACGCCGCCGTTGCGCCGGTGTAGGTGTCGAGCAGCAAGTCACCACCTACTGCCGTAATAGTGCGCACCATCTTCAGCGACAGCGGCAACGTGCCGCGCGTCTCAGCGGTAGCGTCGGTGTCGTTAAGTCCAGCAAGCAGCGCCGCCTTAGCTGTGGCAAAGGTCGCGTTGTCTGCTGGTTGCGTGGTGTACTCGGTCCAGTCGCCAGCGG